TTTTCTACTAATTTATTATTTATTTCAAATATATCATATTCTAATAAAATTATTTCCCACGATCCAAATAAAAAATAATTTCGTCCCGTAATTTTGTCGGGGTCTCGTTGTCCCGGAGCATAAGCCCCAAAAAATAAGCGGGTTTAGTTTTAAGGTAGTTGTAAAAATCAAAAGCCCCGGCGTTATTCGGTTGCTCGTTGTGGGCTTTTATTATTTCCTTTTTAATTATATCGTACTGCATAACTTTATATGTTTATAGTGAAACCAGTTGTATCTTTTCGGGCTTGGCCCTTCGCTTTGAGTCCTAAAATAACACCTTTGTTTTTTAGCATAACTATGTCGGACGCATCCCCATCCACCACCTTAAAACCTTTGTAGGTTTGTGGTAGCTTATTAAATACGGCGCTCACATTAATACCTAATTTTAGGGCGGTGTGGGTTTTAGCGTTGTTAGTCTCTGATCTACTAAAAGTTAGCGTATAATTAGGATGATCTTTATATCTGATAGCACGTTGTAGTACTTTTGTATAATCGTAAAAAATAGCGTGGGGCTGTAGTTCTTTAATATCGAGGTTTGCGTGCTTATTTAGTAGATAGATAAAATCAACGTCGCTCGTGCCGTTAAGCCTGAAGGCTACTTTGTAACCTCCCTTTTTAGCTTTGTAACTTTGTTGTATTATTTCAGTTGCTAGCTTATTAAGGAAGTTTTTGCGGTCTCTTAAAAATAGCTCGGTCTTATTTACACGGCTTTTAATTACGTTGCTAAATGCACCACGACCAGCGGAAACTAGGCAGGCCTCGGCGCAACCTTTGGAAGCGTGGGGGCATAAATTGATGCCTTTACTATTTTGATCGTACGGCATAAGATATAATATAAATGTCTTAATTTCGTTCTTAGATGTTTTAGCGTTAGTATCCCCCGGGGATAATAAGCGGGCCGGGTATTTTAGCCCGGTTTCCTTTATGCTGTTTTGTACGGCGGTTTGAAAATTATTCATATATATATCTTTTAAGTTCGAGGCAAATATACGGACGCAAATGTTAACTGAATGTTAACTAAACATTAAATAAATTTAACATTTTTGCGTATCTATAGGCGGTTTGGTTTTGGTAGGTTTGCGCTATGGATCGAATCAAAAATACATTATCTAGAATCAATCTAAATAACACCTTATCTAGAATCATTCTAAATAAGCAGGCCTCCGGGTTCCAATCTGACCCCACTGCGTTTAAGAACCTACTGCGTTTAAGAACCTACTATGTTTAAGAACCCACTGCGTTTAACGATATAAAAAACCCCACTGCGTTTAAGAGTGGGGTTTTCTTTTAGACAACTATATTCCTATGTCATCATATTCGATAACATTATCCCAATAGTTAATCGAGTTCTGAAGGCTACCTTTACTGCCCTCTTCTATTTCGCTTATTGCAGGGATCCTATTACCCCAAAAGTCAAACGTATGCTTGTCTCCTAAGTAACAAGCCCCTGACTCTAGGGCATCCATTGCTGAACGTCCCATAGTTCCCTCCATACTCCATATGGAGCCGTCATTGATCCTCAATTGCAGATCGTGTACTCCGTACTGCTTTTGCAGTTTAGTGATTGTTTCCTTATTCATTTTCTTTAATGTATTGAATGATTGAATCTATTTTTTGCTGAATGAATCGGATTGTATCAAAGTCCGGGATCTCTGATAGCTTATGCTCGATAAGAGCGTCCTGATAGTGCTTTAGCTCGTGTCTAAGCTCGTTAATCTTATTTGTGTCCATTGATATATTCTTTAAGTGAATCGTATATTAAGTTGTCTGTATTCTGCTTTTGTTCGATTGCTACTCTTACGACTGCATCAATCCAACAAAACAAATCGGAGGCATCTACTACAAGGTGTTTATCATCTTGGTGTATATGCACCTCTCCGTCAACACCATAAACTTGATCTATAATACCTATATAAAAGTTCTTATCCTTCTTACTCATTACAATAGAAATTTAAAGATTTCACCATTTACTTTAGCCTCGACAAGTGTCTCTAGGTTGATGAACCTGAACCCCTTGCTTTGCATATCATATACGGACAATAGTCCTTTACTCGTAGGGTCAAAGCTATAGCCCACACCCTTCACTCCCTTGCTGACATTACGTCTACAATTGATAGTCCTGATCGTGCCGTCTTTCTTCTCGAAGGTAGCACTAAAGATTTTACCATTGTTGGTAGCCTCTACAAATCGCTCCACTTTAGTTAGTGGCCTAGTTAAATAAATTGTCATAATTAAAATATTTAGTCTTGTGCATAATTGCGTTACAAACATAGGCACAATTTTTTTTCCCAATGTTACGCCAATGTTAAGAAATTGTTTTATCTTTGTTTCGAATTAGTTTCATAATTATTTATTTTTTGTTTCTACACGATACGCCCGGGCTTTAACCCCCGGGCTATCAAACTAAGAAAAATGTCACTACTAACAAAATGTAACGATAAAGAATGTGTACTGCGGTCTAAGTGCTATAGGTTCACATCTAAGGCTAGCAAAGATCAGGAGTGGTACGAGACAAGCCCCCGAAGATCGGACGGATGCGACCGATACCTCCCGGCAAAGCCTACTGCGTTTAAGAAGAAGCCTACTGCGTTTAAGAGCTAGGAAACCCTACTGCGTTTAAGAAACCCTACTGCGTTTAAGAATTACCTAATACTATATGAACCCTTTGTATAATTTACTAAAGCGTATTGTGCAGCATATCGGATTGCATCGATACAGTGATTCCATTTATCTACAGGCTTCGTTTGTCCTTTGGTTGCCCACACATAGTTATTCAACTCCTTTATTAACTCGGTTGAATCGGGATCAATTATCAAGTCAAAGTCCTGAAGAAGAGCAATCCCTGAAAGGATAGACCCCTTACGTTTAATAGTGGGTCTTATGTTAGACCCCTTGAGCTTTATCTCTTTGATAAGACGTGGCTCACTTGAGTCTGATATAATAAGGTTTGGGCCTGCGTATCTTATATTGTAGTCTGCTATCTGAGTTGTAGACATCCCTGTCTTGCAGAACAAGACCTTTATGAATATCCTTTTGTTTCCTTTATCTATCGATAATTTTACCAAAGTTGAGGGATCCACCGAAAATCCGAAGTCTTGGCCATAAATTATTTCATAGTTATCGTTGAAATCACCTACACGCCAATTAGTAAATATAACACCTTCCTGCTTTTCCATCCACCCACCAAGTATTTGGTGTGTGTACTTCTCAGGTCTGCGTCTTCTGATTTCAGCAATCTGATTAAGGAACGATTGAGACAGATTATCCACGTTATCAAGGTAAGTGGTGTGGATATATGTGATACCATTTTTCATTCCGTTAAACCCCTCAGGAATGCCTCTGTTAGCATAGAACCTACCCCATATCCAATGCTCTTTAGTTGTAGGGTTCAATATAAGTATAACCCTGTTAGGTTTAGTCTTGACCCTAACTGATTGGTCTATCTTGTCAAAAGTGTCTTCATCTGTTAGCTCTTCGGCTTCATCCAATACAAATGTAGTAATACCATTAAGAGATTTTAGGGCAGCCGTTTGATTTCCTGAGGCAGTCCTTATTCCCTTAAACAGAATGGAAGACCCTGTCTTGATATTGGTGATCTCGTCTTTCGTTATGCGAAAGTCCTCGACCACATCCATAAGTTCTAGCTTCTCAATAAACTCAGGTATAATCGATGAAGATGCAGATACCATTGTGTATCGTGTAAATAGTATCTTATGCCCCTTCTCGTATGTAAGCAGCAACAGGAATACGTTGACAGCAAACGACTTACCTGACCCTCGACCTCCTGTAGTTATAAAGTAACGAGAGTCATTACCGAATGCTTTGTACTTCTCATTCAGATTCGGTACCTTCATCCTCAGGGGTTATATCGATTACGTCTTCTATTTCTTTTGGCTTGTCGCTACCGGGGAATATATTCACGATAGAGAAGTCTATCTTTTTCTCTTGAGACAGTGCGTCGGGATTGTCCATTGCCTTACCATAAATATACTCAATTATCATCTTACGATCATATTGGGAAGAGGAGGCTCTCTCAGCCACCATCTTCCAAAACTCGTCCTCAGACCCATAGACCTCTTCTATTGCATTCTTTGCAAGTATCTTAGACCTATTCTGTTTAGCCTTATTAAAGTTAGCAGGAGTAGCCATAGTCTTCCGAACAAGAGCATCGCCACGCTTGGCTCCGTTGTTCTTCCGACCATCGGTCTTCTTCATATATTTTCTCTCAGGCTTTTTGCTTGGCATAAATCTGACTATATAATTTCCATACTCCGTCAACCCATTCGTCTCTACTATAGACAAGTTGACCTGTTCTCTTTTGCCCTTTGTACTCGATCACTAGCTTATATCCTCCTTCATTCACTATTGGATATATTCTGTAGCCACTCTCAAAGCACCACTTTTGGGCGTTCATATCATATATAATATCCATATGGCATCCACATCTAACTTTAGGTTTCTTTCTTCTAGCCATCTAAAGCAAATCCATTACTAAAGACTTTAGTCTCTTGTCCTCTTGGTTGGATGCCGAAACCCTTGAGCATAGCATCTAGTCGTATCTTAGCGACCTCTACTTTATTCTCAGGTATCTTCTTAATTAACTCAATTAGCTCTTGTTTGTTTTCAGGGAGCTCAGTATCAATGTCTTCCTGAATACGCCCATAAACCTTTAAACATCTTACATATGTTTCTCTAAACTTATTGTCGTACTTAAAGAACGTATCAAAGTTCTTATTCAGAGCGTGATGGATTGTAGCGTGGTTCTTACCAAACTCCCTACCAATCTCTGTGATGTTCATCTGATAAATCTCATTTAGCATTTTGTAAACCATCATCCTTGCCTCAACCACTTCTTTCTTTCGAGTGTTCTGAGTTGCGTCCTGACCTGTCTGAGCCTTTACGATGTTTACGATGTCTTTAGTTATGTCTCTCATATATTTGTGTGTTTAATTAGTCTCGTTAGTGAAAATAGGCAAGCGTACTCACAAGCAAGCAGGATACCTGCGCACTCCTCATACAACTCAAGCTCCTCATAAAACTTCAGGGTGTTCTGTAGCTCTAGGACACTAGCACCGTTTACTATGTCGGTACAAGCTAGTCCAAAGTATTCTTTAATAGTTGGATTCTTAAAATCCAATGTTTGCGATATAGCATCCAATTGCCTCGCTAACTTTTTCCTTCCCGGATTCGATGTCATCTTCAGTTGCGTCATAAGTTTTTACTTGTAATGTCTTCTTGTCAACGATTACAAAGGTAAAGCTTTTTTTGTTAAAAATCCTAGTATAAATGTATGCTTGTGCATCGTAACCATAATAATACATATTATAATCCCAATTATCGATGTCGGATGTGGTCTTCAGGTCTACAATCCGATCATCTCTCAAGCAGTCGGCCTTCCCCCTGAAGGGAAGTCCTTGGATGTATCCGATCCCCGGCTTCTCGAAATCTGCGTCCTTAAAAAGCGCATTTGCTGTTGGGTTGTCCAAAACGGCATCAATAATGCCCTTAGCCCATACTTTCTCTTTAAGTAGCATAATCTCTTTGCCTTGAAATTCATCCGATACAATAGCTTCTTTGTAGGCTTTATTACGCCTAGTAGAAGCATCAACAAAATGGTAGTAATCATCTAGTTTGTCTTGTTCAAGTAAAGAAACGTGAATAAGTCTACCGTCTCTGAGAGGTTTAGCATTACTATCTAAAGGATCTCTAGAACCTTGGTAGCTCTCTATACCCTCAAGCAATTTCTTACAGGAGGAAGAAGATAAACAAGCTTTATTAAGATAACCATAATAAAACTCGTTATCGTACATTTTATCGATTAGGTCTGATACAGCCCAATCGGTTCCATCAAGAAGTTTTATCTCTTTCATAGCTTGTGTTACATACAGCGTTCCGTTGCTTATAGTCGGGATACTCTGCAATCATTGTAGGATTAGACATACATCTTACGATAAAGTCTTTTCTAGTTTCTCCTTTCTTAGGTGTTGGTATTGGCATTACTTATTCCTTTCTATTATTTGTATTAGTGATTTCACATCATCTTCATCGGTGAAGGAGATGTTTATTTGTGGTGGTTCAAACTCTACTGAAAGAGGTGAGTCCTCATCATCAGCAGTTGATATTAATTTCAAGTTTAAGTCAAGTGGGTACACTAAATAATCGTGTCCAAGTTCGCTTTCTTCCCGAAAGCCTAATCTAATTAAATCATTTTTGTAAATCATTCTCTATTTCTTTTTGAAGGTTAGCAAGTGCCCTCCACGCTACTTTAGTAGAGTGTCGGACACCATCTTTATCTATTGTTCCGGCTTCCATAAGGTGCCGAGTAAGGGCATCGAGTTCATCTCCCGATTTACTCCTATCCCAATGTAATGGCTTTCCGGGATTGTGTTGCTCGTTACCTGCAAAGCTGCATCTAGCAATCTCTCTGATTGCGTCAGGAAAGTACATAAGCACCCCTGAATAAACAGGAGTTTCTTTTCTTACTTGAGCATTTAAGTTCTGATCAAGATATTCATCAACATAATCTCCACTAAACTTTACGGCTCCTGTGTCGTTTACTTTCATAATACTACTGCGTCTTTTATGTTTAGATAAGCTACTTCCTTTTCTACTCTACTCCGATTATTGAACCAACTAGTACTTGGATTTCGTGAGTTGACTTCCCACTCAGGCGAAACGCCCAACAGATTAAATGAGAAGACCCCCATAGGAGTACTACATATATAGATAGGAATATCGAAATGCCTTTGGCAAATCTCAAGCATCGAATCAAACTTCTTCTTTTCAATAAGTAATGTTTCATAGTGTTTAGTTCTACATTTTAGTTCTATTCTGTGAGATGAGTCAGGGGAATAACAATCCCACCTGCTCATTTGCTTACGAGCCTTAACAAGGTCAGGATATTTACTAGACCTCAAATAGTCAAATAAATCGTCCTCTTTATTTATAGGTGTCATATAACTTCTTTAAAGGGTTGTAAGTATTGCTGATAAAGCAAGGCGAACAACTCGTTGGTTTTCTGTTTGCGTAAAACACCCTATTATAGATAAGGCGTACTCGGTCTACATCGTGACCGGGTAATTGGTTTCCTTTGCGACTAAATATCTCGTCAAGGAACTCAAACTCTTCTTCTGTGAGGCATTCAGTCTTTTGGTATCTAAACAGCTCATTGAGTTTAGCCTGTCTCTCGTCACACCCACAGTCCTCTCCTGCGAGCCACTTAACAGCTTTCTTGATTCCTGTGGCTTTGGTTATCTTCTCCACAGTATCTCCAAGACCCTTAGGGGCTGAATCATACTTAGCCTTCCATTCTTTGTAAGCCTTAGTCCTCTTGTCCTTCGGTTGTGGTGGTATCTTCATCGGTAATCTCTTTTAGTTTCTTTGCATTCATCTGAGACAGCAGATAGACCTGAGCAACAATTTTCTCAAGCCTTGTTATCCTTTGCTCTTGTGATATTCTTTTTTTATTCATAATCTTTTATAATAAATTCAATATAGTAAATTCCCAAATCAATCACAAAGTATTTAACATTGTTTGGACAGATATAGTGAATCCCAAATCCAACTTGACTATGATATGTTCCGGTTCTCAGCTTCATACTCTACCTCTTTACATTGCTCGCATTGCGTTTTGCACTTGGTATAGCAAAACACATCCTCGATGCATAAAAAGTTATTTGATTTTGTCGTAGTCTTCATTGAATAAATCCATTACATCTTCACCGAACTTCTCTTTAAGAATGCGCTTATAATTCTTGCAAGAATTGTATATACTAGTAAGTGAAATCTTTGTATCATTAGCAATGTCACGCAAAGATTGATCAGTACAAAAGTATAGACGGAATAGCTTCTCGTCATACCAATGCCAAGTTGATACCTCCTCAAGAATGGAGTTAATAACCGAATCGTGCGCAATCTCCATAGCTTCATTCTCCATTCTAGCCTCAGGATCATCGCTAAGAGTATCTTTAATATTTGACATATTGCCATCCAAATGTAGGCAAATACGTTTCTTATGCTTTTCATATAAGTAAAATGTGTTTCTTATTGTTATGTAAATATACATAGGATTCACCCTATCACCTACCATAATCTTCTCAGGCTCCTTTACATATTTGTTTATGCGAACATACATATCCTGAACAAGATCTTTAGACAGCTCCTTGTCCTTACATATAGAATAGGCTATCTTAAGCCATTCTTCGTGCCGATCAACTAGGTCTTTTATCATAGAAATAGATAATAGATATTCCTATAACGAAGAAGAGGATTTGAACGACAACAAAGTCACCATTCTCCTCCTCTAATCCATCTAGGTTTGCGTCTCTAAAGTTTATCCCTAATACTAAACCTAATACAGGGAACACGTTAATTGCTAACATTATTGTTTTGTTTTAGCTAATATAGTAATTTTATTTTAATATAATCACTATCTGATTGAAATTTTTTTAGTTCCCTTACTTCGACTATATTTTGATCCTGCTCAAAGACAACTCCTTCCAAAGCGTCTATGAACGCTTTGTTGAGATTATCAAGCAAATCAGGCTTTGTTGTTTTGGGTCTTTTAGGGGTTCTGAGTTTTTTAGACAGAGACTTAGGGTACTCAAAAGAATAATGAAGGAACTCAACAATGATTGGAGTGCCTGCTTTTATTATCTCAAAGCCCTCCGGGAGCTGAGCCTTAGCATCCCATATGATGCCTTTCTTGAAATCTAGTACCTTTTTAGGTGTGTATGCTATTCCATTTCTGCCTAACCGAACAGATTGATGCGGCATTGGCCGTACATCAAAATGGAGCTCCAAGGTCGAGTATGTCATCTATTTTATCTATTATTTTTGGTATTCCGAACTTGTCCACCTCAAAACTGAACGTCTCAAATGGATAGCTCCTACTGCGTTTACATATAACTTCTACTATGTCTTCGTTGTCCTCCCTAACCTTTAATTGTATCTGTGTCTCTGTTTTCTTTTCAAGGAACGATCCAAGATGTCCTGTAGGCTTGTCGCTGTTGAAGTTGCTATGTATAACGACAACAATGTGGATATTATATGTCTCAGTCCAATACATAACCTTTTGGACAATATCATTTGATTCTCTTATGTCATTTACATCTGACACAAGGTCTGCTATACCATCTATGATAAGAACGCCTACATTATCAGCGTTCTCCTTTAGGTACATATCTATAAAGTTTATTCTGCTTTCGGCTGAATAAGACCTAAGGGCATATGTATCGTAATCTGCGTTACAGCAGCTAGATATATCTAATACCCTCTTAAATACTTTTTGAGCGTGGAAACGGCCCTGTTCTGTGTCTATGTGAGCAAGCCACTTACCATCTCTATGACCTTGTATGTCTCCTGTGATGTTTGTTCTGCCTGCTAGATAAGCCCCGGCAAGCATTGATATGAAGAAAGTCTTTTTACTTTTTGGTGGTGCTTGCACAAAGCTGAAGTTGCCGTATGTGCCTATTGGTGTTCTGAACTCGTCTTCTCTTGTCTTGTATGATCCATAGCTAATTGCTATTGGTGGGTATTCTATGACTTCGTTTGGATCAACCGAAGCCTCCGCTTTCATTAACTCGTATCTCTCTTGTCTTGTCATCTCTCAATTGTTTATCTAGTTAAAAAGGGTGGGCTTTGACACCCACCCATAATTAAACAAGGGAGACAACACTAAAACTCTAAATCAGAGTTCAGGGATGCTGTTTCTGCAGGAGCTAGGCTCTTTGCAGTGGTAATGTTTCCATCAGTCCAAATAACCTTTCCGTTTCCAAGGTATTGCTTTTTCTCTTTAGCATCACGCTCCTCTTTGGATTGAGTATAATATACTCCTGCGTTCTGTCCGTACTGAGATACCTCGTCACGAGTGTGTACGATTAAATTAAGGTACTGTCCTTTTTGAAGTTTAGATTTGTCGATCTTCTTCACGTCAATTGAAATTTCTGTTAATGCAGCCATTTTCTAAATTTTAGTTAATTGTGATTTAATAGTGTTTGTTAGATGATACTTACGCTCAACATTAGCAATATTGCCTCCGTTCTTTAGATAGTTAACCACCTTCTCAAATTCTTCAGTTTTAGCTTTGAGAGTAGCCTTCTTTTCGTGAGTGTTTGTAACATCGGGATCTTTGGTGTCATCGATTAAGAATAAACCATTCAGCGCATATTTGCGAGCGTAGGAAGAGGAACTACCAAAGGATTGTGCAATGTCCATACCTTTTCGGTTTGGATCTACACCGGCTTGAGCCTTAACCTCGACAGTGTCTTTTCCATCAGTAATAGAGGCGGTGGCGTTTACGAATGTAAGCCCGGGTTCATCACCCCAACCACCTGAGTTCTCTATGTTATCGGTAATTGTTAGAACCAACTTGTGTTCTAGAAGTAGAGGTTTAACTGCCTCTAAGATGTCCTCACAACTGCGGTAATTGTACTTACCGAAATTGTTTCTTTGATTTTTAGGTGCCTTCAGCCTCCCCTGAATGTTCACCAACTTTTCATAAAGATTCATATTGCAAATATATAAAAAAATATTTAATCCAAGCCATCAACAAGCTCAATATCAAATTTTAATTTGTCGACTTGATTATTCAGCGTGTAAATCTCCTTGCGAAGTTTACCGAGCGTTAGTGATAATTGGCGGTTCTCGATTTCGATGTTTGACACATAAGAAGCAATCTCGACCAAAGCTTTGCTTATTTGCTCACGCACCTCATCGGATACCTCAATCCCCTTAAACAACCCTGTCACTAGTAGATAATTGTTACAATAATTGATTTCGTGTATTTTCTCCATTGTTATAATTTTTGGCTAATATATATAATATTTTTTAAATACAATATATTTGTATTTAAAAATATACATTATAAGATATAATAGATATAATATTATATATAATATAATATAATTATAATATAAGATATAATATAAGTATAATATTTAATATAATATAGGGAAGTTGATTTGTTATCAACTCCCCAAACGTCTATTATGATGCATAATATAGTCAAATATAGCATCTGCTTTCATATCGTCATTGTCGACATAAATGTGTTTTAGTCCTATACCTATGCGACTAAATCCTGCCTCTAGCAAGGCAGCTACGATACGATACCTTTTATAGCTGTTTGTGCATTTTATAACGGCTGCTCTGCCGATTAAGTGGGAGGAGTTTTGTAGTTCGTTGATTCTTTCTGCTCCTCTTTGGCTTATATAGCCTTTGACTACGGTGAACTTGAGTCCTGCATACTCTCTAGCTTGGTCTAACATCCATAGGAAATGCCGATCCATAAATCGGAAACCTGTATCTTTACCTCTAGCGTATGGACAATCAAAGTCTTCGTAATCGAAGTACTTGAGTTCTTTCATACTTACTATGTTTAACGACCCTGACCTCTATACTTCTTTTTGTAGCCTGTCTGTCCTTGTGAAGCGTTCTTAGAGTGAACGCCCGGTCTCTTACTCCTTGAAGCAGGAGTGTATGCGTTTATTATCTTCTTAGCCATTCTTTTTACCCTTTTCCCAAGTCCTTCCCACAAAGTACGCACCGTAAACAGTAACGAGGAGTGTTTGAAATATTGGGATGTATTCTTTTTGTATTGAGAACTGTCCAATGTTTCCATCGGTAAATGCCAATAAGGTAAACATCGCTGTAAGAAACACCATAATAAGCGGTCGTATATTCTTGGAAAGGAAGCTATCGCTTTGCATATCGAACTTCCAACGCTCCGTAACTTGTTGTTGTGCATCACTATCAGCCTTTTCAAGCAGCTCCTGAAGCCTTCTCTTGGCTTCTAAGCGTTCTTCTTCACTTGTGGTAAGGTCATCTATCACTTTACCAATATCCTTCAGTAAACCGCCTGTAATTAAGTTTAATATTTTCTTCATTAGTACGTCCAAATTACGTTCTGAACCTTGTCCTTGTCTAGGTCAACGTGAATAAAGGTATCTGCAACCCCTATTCTGTTGAAACCGACAAGCATAAAAAGTTCTATTAGTCTATAGCGGTCTGCACTTGTTGTGCAGGCCACATCAATCGCTAAACCCTTTAAATGGCTTGATCCGGGTCGACCATCAGCCTCTTCATTATGAGCTTCCGTTCTGTAGCCTGAAGTAATATGAATAGGCTTGCCATAAAGCTCTCTCACTTGGTCTACTAGGTCTAGTACCTCTTTATCCATTAGTTGACCTGATCCTTGGACATCAGGGCTATCAAATTCAAAGTAATTAAAATATTTCATAACTTCCGTGTTTGGCACGTTTTTACTTCCGAGTTTGGCGACCCTACTCTTTCCTCTTTCTCAACTCGTGCCACTTTGCTACTGTATAGCCTATTGACACAACAAGCAAAAGTAATTTCAATGCAACTTCTATTTGGTCGATTGTCGATATAGTCATCGCTGACAAGTTAATCGCATATACTTTAAAACTTGAAGTGTCCATATCTCATTAACTAAAAGACCGACCTGCGAATGTGTGAACTCCGTTGCCCTCAACAGAGATTTCATAGGACTTCCACCCATAAGGGCTTTCGTCTAACTCTGACCACAATACATCAACAGAAAACTTGGTGCTGTATTCGCCTTCTTCTACTACGTTACCTTCATCGTCAAATGTAGGCGAAGTAATAGGTAAGAAACCAAGTTTAACGACAGTATGGCTGTGAGTTGGGTACTCGTTTCCATCTTCGTCTGTTTCGTGTGGCAAAGCTGCAATCTTGTCTAAAGCCTGTGCTTCGCTATCAAATTCATACTTCTTAAATAAATATCCCATTTTCTTAACTTGTTAAAGTTTCTAATTCAGCATCTGTAAGTGCTTCGTTAAATACCATTAGTTGTTTTACTTTTCCGTAAAACGCATTAGATGTATTGTTTGGTTGAGAGAACTTAAGTTGGTCTAAACCGCTTACGGTTTGATAAACAAAACTTGTTCTTATTGTTTGTGATACACCATCAATATAAACAGCCATATCATTTTCTTTATACCGCACAGCTATCTTATGATTAACGGTTTGGTCAACATCAACTATACAAATAGCGTCAGCAAAGTCCAACCCATTGTGAAGAACCCTTAATTGACCATCATTTCTATATAACATACCAATAGTGTTTGTGTAGGGCGAACCTGCGCCATCAGTTATAACAATATATCTATTTGTGTTACCATCTTCAAAGCCCTCTATTTCTACGAAAAAACCACTTTCAGTATCGTTAAACTCTGCGGTTGTTCCTGCGCTATTGCATTCATCGGCATTACGAGTTACAGAAGAACCTGATGTGGGTATGTAGGATGTTGCGTAGCTTCCTTCTTCCATTTGCGCACCCCACACTAAAATGTCGGCAGTATCGGCTGTGGCTGAATCTCCATATAAACCAAGTTCAAAATAGAAGCTATTGTCTGTCGCAACCATATCTATTCTTTGCCATTCAGTAGTTACAGTTTTAATGTTAAAAGCACCACCTAAAGCTCTAAATACTATTGTGTGGGAAGAACTATCATTTGACTTAACATATACAGAGTACGCTTGGTTTCCTGATGTGCCTGTTCCTGCATCTTGATATAATCTACTTCTGTCTGAAATTGTAGTGCCACCAT